GAATGTTCCTACAACGTCCAAATCCACACCAGGGGAAGCTGTATTAATTCCCACACGGTCAGTGCTGGCATCAAGGTAAAGAAGGTTCGTTTCAGAATCGCCCGCAAAGCGTACGTCATAATCCCCTTCCGAAGTGTTGAATGTAAATGTTCCTGTATCGAAGCTGACATTTCCGGCGCTAGTCAGTGTTCCACCTGCCTTTATGTTTCCTGCGTCAGCGAGTACGTCAAACGCCGTTGTTCCGTCCGTGTAAATAATGTATTTTGATCCTGTAGTTGAAACGAGAGTAACTGGCGTTCCTCCAGCCGGACCGAAGGTTAGTGAATACGGTCCACTCCCACGATCGGTAGAGTCGTCAATGAAGTACCACGTCTCCACGGCCTCACATTCAACAGCCTTGTTCCCCGTGAGTGTTCCAGTAAATTTAAGTGAGGCCCTGCTTTGCTCATCACTTGTTCCGGACGTTCCACTCGAAACCGTCAAGCTCGTAGTGCCACTTCCCGCGACGCTTACGGACTTGTATCCCTTGATTCCTTTTTCTACTTTCTGAAGGTTTTCATTAGTGACTGTTCCCCACGTTCCGGCATTCGAGCCGGTCGTCTGCAGGTCCAAATTTAATATCGTCGAATCAGCCATTATATCTCCTTATGTTTTTGACACAACCGTCCAGGTGTTGCTAGCAGAGTCGTCCACCTTGTTCCAGATGGTCAGTATTGGCGTTCCCACTGCAACGTTGGCCGCGACTCCTGTCGGGGAGACCACCGCCGTTCCTGAAACCGTAACAGTTCCAAGGGCAACGTCAGCCGAAACACCTGTTGGAAGAATTGTCCATACCAGTGTAACAGTTCCTAGGTTAGCTGTCGAGTAAACTCCCGTTGGCGTTACAAGGGCAGTCCCCGTAACCGTAGGCGTTCCAACATCGGCATCCGCTGCCACTCCTGTTGGAGTAACCAGCGCTGTTCCTGTCACCGTAGGTGATCCCACGACGGCGTCAGCCGTGACTCCTGTTGGTACCACAGTGGCGTGCCCAAGAACGGTTACCGTTCCTAGCGCAACTTCCGCGTAGACTCCCGTAGGTTCCACAACGGTCAGTACTTCGCTCGTCTCAGCAAAAGCTAATGAGGCAATCGCTCCTGCACCGAAAGACATCTATGCCCCCGGTTTAGGATATTTCAGTTTTATCTCAGCCCGCTTGGCATCTATTGCTGCCTTGTCATCCGTGTCATATAAAGCGACAACTAAATCCTGTACGGAAGGATATTCTGCTTGTCTTTTTCTTGCATAATCTTGAGAATCATATTCTGCTTGGAGTTCAGTTTGTTTAGCTAAAATTTGTTCATTGGTAATATTGGTAGGATTATCATCGTGCCAAGTAATTTTATTAATATCATTTTTTTTAACCATAACTTGTGCATCAGATTTTATAGAAAGAATTGATGTTGTAATATCTATCATAATTAAGCTCCTATTTCCATTAAGTGTATATAAGACCTTTGATCATTTTGATTCATTCTCATATCTCCTGAAGTTTGACAAGCCATATAAATGGAATAATTTAATGATGATGTACTTGCTGGAGAATCTTCAAACATAAAATTAATTGTAGAATTAATTTTTTCTCCTGGACAATAAATAATACCAATATGCCCTTGTGCTCCAGAATCAGGATAAGGTGTCAAGTTTGTCGTATCATCCCTCATAATTCTAAACATTCCTTGATTGTTTATAGCATTGTTGTAACAAGAAACAAGAGTTGCTTGTATTAGAACTTTACTACTTGTAGAAGCAAGAGTAATATCAGCATCAAGACCTGTATCTGCATAAGTTGTAGAAGTCGTACTTACAATACCATCTAAATAACCAGTCACTACTTGTAAAACTTTTCCAATTCCAGAAAGCCGAGCGGCTGGCACAGTTCCTGATCCGAGATTAGATGCGTTCAAAGCTGTAAAATTAACACCACTACTTGCTGGCATGGTTGCTGGAGGTGTCAGTGTGGATGCACTGATGTCCAGCGTTGCGCCGCTTGGCACCGTTATTGTATCACCCGATGTGCCAATCTCCAGAGCCGTTCCGCTTTGGGGATCTAGTTTGTCTACTTTTAATATTGATGCCATTATGCGTTCTCCAATGCTTCTACTTTAGCTGTTAATTCTTTTACTGCCGCCACCAAGAGAGGAACGAGTTTTGATTGGTCAATTTTTTGTGTTTTTATAACTTCCTTTACTGCTTCCCAAGTTGAATCACTCGCGAAAGTTCCATCCAATTTTCCTTTTTCCCAATCTGCTTCAGAAGTGTCGTATCTTTCCACTGTTCCATTAGCATTAACAATAACATCCTTCACTGTTTTCATGGCATCTTTTTCTCCATGAACTGCTTCAGGAACTACTGTTTGTGCTTCATGTGCAAAGAAACCATCTAATGTTTTATCTGGCTCGTCTATAAAATTAAATCTATAAGGTTTGAGTTGTTTTAATCGTGTTATACCATCAGTTATATTTACCTGATTTTCCTTTAACCGATAATCTGACGAAGTGTTGTAAGCGACTGAATTACCAGTCGCATTTAAACTAATTGTTCCACATTCATGGTCATTACCATCATAAAAAATTAATAAATCAACATCACCAGTTCCATTTGAAGTTTGAACTTTAACCAAACCATTGTCAGTAACATGGCTACCATAAACAAAAAGTTTTTGAGCATCAGTAGAAGTACCTATTGATACATTACCACTAGATTGAATACGCATTCTTTCAGCAGTATTAGTCCAAAGTCTCATAGAGTTGTCTCCATGATAATAAAGAATTTTTGCTATATCGTTGTCGCCACTATCTCCCCAATTAATATAACCAGAATTACCAGTACCGCTTAATAATGTTAATCCACATTCACCACTGTTTTCTAAAACTAATTCATCTGCATCAGAAGATACAGAAGCACCACTATCAGCAGATTTAACATGAAGGTTTCCTAAAGGGTCATCTTCCCCTATTCCTACTTTACCAGAACTTCTGATAATCATACGATTTTCTAAAGTTGAACTATTAGATGATGGAGAAGTTTGAAATGCAATTTCAGCATACCCATCCCCAGCATCTTCCTGAGCCAATATTTTTGCTTTTGGATTATTTGTGTTTGTATTGACTAAATCCCATTGTATTCCTGAGCCTGATACAGCTCCACCACCTGCTGTATTATTAAAAAGTAGAGTAGTTGTTTCAGCACTTGCATTGTTAATTTGTAATTGTGTGCCATCAAATAGTAAGTTAGCTTCGCCTTGAATTGCGTTAGCTCCAGTTACAGTTGTAATTGTATTGTTTGTTGAGCCAGTTAATACAGGTATTCCTGTTAAGCTTGATCCATCCCCATCCGTTGCCAACATAGTGCCACTCGCTAAAGTTACACTTGCGTCAGGGAGGGTGATTGTCCTGTCAGCTCCTAGACTTGCTGGTGAGGCGATGGTAACACTGCTTGTGTTATCATTCTCGAAAAGCTTTATCGTGCCCGTACTTTTTAGACGAATTTCTGCCATTAGGGTTTACTCCATATAGGGTGCGTTAATTTTCTAAAATTATCTTTTGTCTTATCTTTTTCTCTAGCCAATAAAAGATCATAAGCCTCTTCAGTGGTATGATTAATGGGTATGTCCCGCAAAGACTGTCTCCATTCTGATTGCGCTGCTGTCATGTTCCCACGAGACACCCACCAATCAGTTTCTTTTAATCTATCCAATCTTATCTGTTTGATAGTTTCCAGTTTTCTTTCCCCTACCTTAGTGGCGAATGCTGCTCTATCAGCTTCCAGCTGGGTTAATTCACTTCCAGTTATTTCCACTCTTTCAACACCGCTTGGTGTAATTATGTTATTATATTCAGGCATTAGTCGGTTAATCCATAAATGGCGTAATCAAAGGTTGATGCATCATTTCCCGAAGCGTGAATTGAAAAACCCGTTACTGTGGGATTGTGGTTAAATCCAATAGTAAAGTTAGAATATACAAAATCATCATAATCTGCGCGATAACCCCAGTTAGTTCCCTGAACTGAGCTTCCCCATCCATTCGCTTCAGGATTGTGACAAATATAAAATGAATAAGTTCCTGGACTGCCAGATCCTGTATCTAGAGGTGTTCCAAGAGATGCTTGTGCTTGGCTTTCTCCATAGCCATCAGCATCACCACCATTGCTTCTTCTTGAATAATATATATACCAATAATCACTACCAGTGTATATGCCTCCAGAAGTATTAAACTGGAAAGAATAATCATTACCTTGCAATCCAACAACGTTACTTAACTGAACTAAATATATATTGTACGATGAAGAATCTATATAACTTGTAAAAGTGTGTGTAACTGCTGAGCCAGCCGCACCACTTTCTATTTTAACTAAAGCGCCCGCAGTTGGAGTTACCCAAGTTCCATCACCTCTCCAGAAGGTCGAACTAGATGCCGATGTTCCTGAATTAAGATTTCCTACTGGAAGATTTCCTGTTACATTGCTTGCAAGATCACAGTAGGTTGTTGAAGTTGAGGCTGTGCCACCATTAGCTATTGGAAGTGTCCCTGTTACATTGCTTGCAAGATTACAGTAGGTTGTTGAAGTTGAGGCTGTGCCTCCGTTGGCGATTGGAAGTGTTCCCGTCACTCCTCCTGCACCTGAAGCCGCTAAATTCGCAGCCGATGCAGTGATTGTTCCTGCTCCTGAGAGTGTTACTCCTGAAGGAATGCTTATCGTGTCACCCGATGTACCCAACGTTAAGGTCGTGCCTGTATTGGGATCTACTTTATCTACATTTATTAAACTCATACTACAACTAAATTACCTGTAACTGTTATAGTTCCCGTATAGGAAACTGGTCCTGCCAGCACAGCCGATTCAATGTAATGATTTCCGTCTATCGTTGCCTGATGGGTAAAGAAACCATCCTTGGCGCTTTCTTGACCAATATATAAAGTTCCATTTTGGTCTTTCGTTTCAGCCATATTATTCCTCCTTATGAACTAATCGCGTCTACGTAACTAACCCATGCCGCACATGATGTTGCCGCACTCGCTTGAGCATGAAGTTCATCAGTACTCTGCATAACCATTTTAGATCCACCTTGAATCAGTTCTATACTGGATTTTGGTGCAATGCTAAGGTCATCAGCTATGTATACTACAGAGGCCGTAGTGCCGGCTCCTGCCACATCAAGCCATACATCCACCGTAATAGCGGATGTCGTGATATTAGTGAGTCTAATGCCAATTAGGGCATCATTACTATCAGCTGTTAATAGAGTAGCATCAGCAGTAGTTATTTGCGATTTATATGCTTTTTTAAAATCTTGAGCCATTTTTCTCCTATTTCCTTATATCAGAGCGCGATTGCCATTGCAACACTGAAGCCTTTTGTAGCGCTTGTATTCTCTGTCCATTCAGGAGCTGTTCCCCCTGAATTCATGGCAAGAAGATACGCTCCTGTACCTGCCGCCAGTCGAGCAAGCGTGTTTGCGGAAGAGGAGTATAAAATATCCCCCGTTCCCGTTAAAAGTGATTGAGGGGATGCCGCCCATTCGGGTAGGGTCCCTCCTGAATTAGTTTGTAAAGTATATCGTGCTGTTCCTACCGCTAACCGTGCTGGTGTATTTGCTGCGGAGGCATACAACGTATCACCGGTTGTGGTTAAAGTCATGTCCATCGTCTTACTCGCAGGCATTGTACAAAATACGTCTTTTGTTCCTGCCGACAGAGTTATTGCGGATGTATTACCGTCTGAATTGGTAAGAACAGTCGTCCTAGCCATAGTAGAACTATCGGCTGCCAGGGTTCCTAATCCTACTTCCCACTCATCAACGGTTCTATTAACAATGGCGTAATACGTTGTATTGCTATTGCCAACTCCAGTTGAAAAAGTGTCGAAGCCACTAACGGCTCCACCAAACGTTACAGCTCCTGTACCTGTGGTTGTTGACGTCTCTTTGACGCGATCATTTAAGACTAATGCCATAGTAATCCTACGGTGTTTCTAATCTTAAAATCGCATTTGATGCATCATCAGCTGGGAATTGTATAGTGAATGTTCCAGCACTTGATGTCTTGTCACCACCAAAGTTTAACACGCATACAGCCTTATTGGAATCGCTGCTATTATAAATAAGCGCACCGTAAGCTGTAAATGAAGCTGTAGACCATGACGTATCGGAAAAATCGCAGTAAGCGGTTGTTCCTGAAGTCGTAGGCGTTACATTCACCAGTGTGTTTCCACCAGCTGTATAGGCTGTTCCTGCATCATTAGTGGTTTCGCCAGTCGCTGTATAAACAGTACTAGCGACACTAATGGTTGAAGAGTTTGTATACAAAGCAATCTTAAAGGCATCCGCTCCATTGGTAAAATTATGTTCTCCAACGAGCAATTCCTGCTTAAAGCTTGTACAAACTCCGGATGTTCCTACTGCCATTTTATTGTCCTCCTTGTGGCCCTACTGGGCCTGGTTTAATTGATCCGAGTCCAGGTTGGAAAGATGGTTCCGGTACTCTAAGAACACCAGACATATATTCATCACGCCTTCCTCGGCCTTGTTGTTGCGTCACAACTTCCTGTAAAGTCTGTTGGTACGATCCTTCATAAATTTGCAGCATTTCCGCTGATCCTTTCAAGAACTTGAAAGCTTCGACAAGGCACCCATACAGCAATAGCTGTGAGGCGTTGTCCCCTAACCAGGTAGTGGTATTAGTGGATGAAAGTCTAGTCGGTAGTTTTATCAAACCAACCTCCACATAATATGCCGCGTCCGGTGTAGGTACTACGTATATACTATCTTGGTCCCATTGTGTATAATATTTTGGGGTTCCTTCAGTGGCCCTATTAGGCCAGAATTCATTCATCCATGTCACATCTTTCCGCTCCAGATAGGTTCTAGCTCCACTGCCGGAAGCTGGGTAAATCATGACACTTCTAATAACGTTAAATAAAACAGGGGTAGGAGCGGCTCCGCCCGGTAAGCTTAAAAATCCATTGGAGGCCGTAAAATTAGTATATTGATAAGAACGAAAAACTGGAAGATCAGCGTCTCGTAAAATTCTATTTTCAGTATGTTCTATGAATCCATCCGTAATGGTGGACGTAAAAACATCAGTGCTGACTTCTGAATAGTCCAGTATTTGTTGTGTTAATTGTGCGTATGTTGTCATTATGCGCTTATGGTTACAGGACCTGCCGAAACAGGATAACCTCCTCCTCTAATTCCTCCAGTCGTAGCTGTGGATAAACCTGTGGAAAAATAATACCAGTCATCAGAATCATCACTGGATCCAGAAACATACTTTCCTTTTGTAATTGTATACCCCGCAACAGCACAAAGAACTGCTCCTGTAATTCCATCTACTGCCTGACAATCTGCAAATACATCTGTTTCAGAGGATACAAAAGGAGTTCCTCTAAACCTGACTGTAGCACCCGTAGATCTGCCGTGTTCCGGAGAATGAACGTTTATAACTTGAGAACCGGAAGCGTAAGTCTCAAAAGGATTAATAGGCAACAAAATTAATGATGCCGGAGCAACTCTAGCCGGCCTAGCATGTTGCAAAGCCTGGGGATCAGGGGAATGCTCGTGAGGCATAAGTTGTGGTGCCTTGGGAGTAAACTCACTCGTATGCACCCACGCACCTGTCCATTCTTGTACCATTTCCGTGTAGGGAAATTGTAGCCCACTCCTATCAGAAATGGCTAAAGCAAATTTTCCGCTAGCATATGCCATCTATTATATCCAAGTATATTTGCCGCCTTTTTTAGCAGCGCCCATTGCCTGCATAGTACCTGAAACTTTTCCTTTACTAATTTTAAAAGGTGTGCCACCAGAAGCTTTTCCTTCACTAGTTGGTGCTATCCCTTTAGTAGTAACAGCGCCTGCCTTAACAGGTTTTGGTACTTCTACACGGCCTCTTCCATAATGTCCGATTTTCTTACTCGAAGCATCACGGCTATTGGCTGTTGATTTATTCCATAATGGATTGCTCATTCTTCCTCCTTTTTACAGTCGCAGTTAGTGCATTGGCAATTGTCTCCACAATCACATTCACGACCACATTTTTTACAAATTGCCATATATCCCCCTATGGTATATATGCTTGCGCTGGTTTAATTCTAAACGAGACTCGTTCCCGATTAGCGTCAGCTGTTCGCTGAAATTCTTCATCATAAAGTGCTTTTAATCCAGGAGCCATCATTGGAGTCCTTTTAACCGCTATATAATAGGCTAATCCAGAAATTAAACAAGGAAGAAAATAGAAGGGAACATCGGCATAAGTGGACGACGCTCCTCCGTTTACAGAACTGCTTGTTGCATCCTGAATCCTGTTAACGTAAAAATATTTAAAGACATAAGCCTTATCGGGAGTAGGATAGAGCCAAACTCTTATATCCTGTTCCGGCCTTCCACTAGTAGCAGTCGTCTCATCTGTAATATCACTGTAAGTACTCGCTCCATTAATAATAGCAAACTGTGTTGGTCTAGCGGTTCCAGCGCTTCCTGTCTGGTTCTTTCTGCTTAGATTCATGTATTCCGTTCTTGAAATTTTGGTGATCGCAACATCAGTAGTGGAACTACCACCTTCCAAACCCCTATTTACAGGAGTTGAATCCGTCGCGTCATATGCCGTTGTCGTAATTGTAGCGTCAACTATGTCCACAACCTTTTGGTCAAGCGCAAAGTTATTTGTTCCTGCCGTCAATGTTTTGAAATAATAGTCGATTGTCCATAGATTAAGGCCACGGTTGGCCCATTCCGAAAACATAAGATTCAAGGATCTTTTGGCAGTCTTAAGGTCGTAACCTGTAAGTACCTGCAATCCACATCTTTCGAATGCTTCCTCTATGATCTCCGAGATGTCGAGATTAAATGTTCGAGTGCCTGAATAAGCCATTTAACCTCCTAACTAGAAATCGCTACATAATGTTTAAGCCATTCCATTTGAACGTACACAGTATCACCAGCAGTCCTAGCTGGATTGGAAATGACTACATCGCCAGTGTATCCACCGGCTGCCTTATTAGCCACTGTAGGCGTTAAACCACCAGTAGAGCTAAAATCATAATCTCCATATCCATTCACTATTAAGAAAGGTATGTTAGTAGTGGCATCCCATTGAAATTCTACTGCATCCGCATTAGCGGTCATAAAGACATTATACCAAACTTTATTTAAAGTTAAGTGACTGCATTCTTGATTATTGGCGCTCTTGCCTAATCCTGAAACATCAATCGTTAAAGTTTGCGCAGTAGTGGCGTCGCCAGCTGCAATTGTATAATGGTTAATGAATTTTCTTCCGCCGTCAAAAGTTGTTACTAAAGCCATTTTAATTCCCCTTGTAAGAGAGTGGGGTCATTACACCCCACTCACGGTTATATTATTTTACCAAGTGTCTCCTGAAGCAAGATTCTTGCCTTGCATAAAGTCAATCTTGATCCATGCTTGCCCAGCTGTAGATAATGCTCCAGTTGGAGTATAAGTCAATACTACTTGTACGTCAGAGTCATAAGCAACTCCGTCTGAACCAGTATCCTCTTGGGATACACTTTTCCAAACTGCACTTTGCGTAGCATCCACAGTCACAGATCCGCCAGTATTACCAGTAGTTGTAACTGCTCCCATAGTACCATCAGCAAGATCAGCTAAATAATCCTGATCATCGGATTTTCCAATTTCCATTGGATCCGCTGTTCCAGCATTAAACGCTTCTGCTACCC